GGAACAAAGGTGGGGTTCATTCTTGACTAAAAATCTTGATGTTAAAACTTTAATATTGGATGAAGCACACCTAATAAAAAATAGTAAGGCCCAAAGGGCGAGGACTATTAAAAGGATATCTAAGAATATTCCTTATATAATTGCCCTTACCGGAACTCCTGTTGTCAATCGTCCTGTTGAGTTCTTCAATAGCCTCAATATGATTTCCCCTGAACGATTCCCTTCCTTCTGGGATTATGCTCAAGAGTATTGCGGGGCAACTCATAATGGATATGGCTGGGATTTTAAGGGCGCGACGAATATTGAAAAGTTAAATAAGCTCCTTATAGAATCTGTTATGATCAGGAGACTAAAGGCAGACGTCATGAAAGACCTTCCGGCAAAGATCAAAACTTTAGTCCCTCTTGAAATCAATAATAGGAATAAATATCAAGACCTTTTTAATCATACTTTAAGGGATAGTAAATATAAAGAGCCAGGCGATGTACTTTCGGAAATCGAGCAGTTAAAACAGATATGCCTTGATGGCAAGATAGATTCTATCTATGCCTGGATTGATGACTTCCTTAAATCAGGGCAGAAGCTTGTTGTCTTTGCTACTCATCACAAGGCTATAGATATGCTTATGGACAGATATGGCCAGATAGCAGTTAAGCTTGATGGTAGGGATAACCAAACTCAAAGACAAGGGGCAGTTGATTCTTTCCAAAATATTGATGAGTGTAAATTATTCATAGGGAATATAAAAGCTGCTGGAATTGGAATTACATTGCATGCTGCAAGTAATGTTGCTTTTGTAGAATTGCCATGGACGCCCGCCGATATCGACCAATCTTCTGACAGGGTACATAGAATAGGGCAGGAGGCTGATTGTGTTAATATCTATTATCTTGTTGCAGAGGACTCTATTGAAGAGGATATCTGTGAATTGCTTGATGAGAAAAGAAAGGTGATAGATATGGTGCTTGATGGAAAGGCAACAGAAGAGGTATCTTTATTAACTGAACTTTTAAATAGGATGAGGAATAAATAATTATGGCAAATAATAATCAATGGATTAAATGTAGTGATTATCTTCCTGAGAATGGGGTAGTGGTTGAGACGGCAATTATAAAAAGAGGGGAAATAAGAAATTGCCAAAAACTAAAAAGGTATGAAATGTATGACAGGCTTTGGTGGTACCCTGATGATTCAATGTATATTTATTATGTCCCGACTCATTGGAGAAAGAGTGAATGAAAATAATAATTACTATATTTCTGATTCTTATAATTGCCCACTATATTAATTGTAGAATCAGATATAATAAAAAGATAAGAGAAAGAAATGCAAGAATTAATTAAACAGCCAGGATGCTTCTCTTGTAAATATTATGGGAAGACTTTATCCAATAGCCCTTCCTGTTATAAATGCAGCCAACCAATAAAGAAATTTGGAGATCCCGGAGCTGGCTATATTTATGCAGGAGATAGGATGATGGAATTGAGGCGAAAGAAACTTGAACAAGGTGTCATATGTGAAAAGAATAAAGGGAGAAGAATATGAAAAGAAGAAATAATGTTCCAATGATCAATAAAGGTGAACCGGCATTATGTATCGTATGCCATGATTTAGAAAGGTCCAAGCAACCAAATGGCCAGATAAATTTTGGAGGCAAAGGCTGCGAGGCAATAGTATGCGGATCTTGCACTCAAAAGCTCATGCATAAAACAAGGGATATCCCTTGGGATGGCGACTTCAAAGAACTAAAAGAAAAGGCGGTTAATAAATATAGGAGGCTTGGATAATGGCAAAATGTAAATTCAATAAAGCTTAGGAAGGAAAAATTAATAATGGACATATCTTTCAAAAAACACAAACACGAAGGCAGATATAGGTCTTTTGAAAAGGATTTTTCTGATATAAAATTAGATAAAAAAGTAATCGGGCATATCCAAGAAGTTAATTGGAATATATATCAGATTGGCTTTGCTAAAATTAAAGAAAAAACAAATGATGATCCTGCGCCTTTTAAGTGGGTTTGGATTAAACAAAAATTTAATTCAGAAAAGGAAGCAAGGATGTGGGTTAATGCCAATTTTGAGGCAGTCAAAGAACAAATAAATCTTTATCGATTTCCTAAAGAAGATTTATGATCTTTAACCCCAAAGAATTCCTTGACCAATATGGCATCCGATGGAGAGATAAAGGGAAGGATACCCAGAAAGGGTGGGTCAATATTAAATGCCCTTTCTGCAATGACCCTGAGATGCATGGCGGATTTAATATTGCTGGGGAATATTATAATTGCTGGAAGTGCAAAGGCCATAGTTTAATAGATACTATAATGATTCTTTTGAATTGTTCCTTTATAGAAGCTAAAAGCTTATTAGAAAGGTACTCTAATTTAGCTTTAAACCTATCAAATCAAGCCCAGGATAAGCGATCTTATCGACCCCTAACTGATACCCTTGACCTTCCTGCTGGAACCGGAGGTTTGGGCGATTCAGGAAAGCAATATTTAAGGAAAAGGAACTTTGACCCCGACAAATTAGTGGATATCTGGCAATTAAAGCAAACAGAGAATTATGGGGATTACAAATTCAGGATTATAGCTCCTATTTATCTTGATGGAAGATTGGTCAGTTATCAGGGGAGGGATATTACAGGCAGGCAGGAATTAAGATATAAGGCGTGTAAGAAATCTGATGAAATAATTTATCACAAAAATCTTGTTTATGGGGCTGATCATATAAAGGGCAAAAGGATTATTATTGTAGAGGGAATTACAGATGCATGGAGGGTTGGACCAGGATGCATTGCTACATTTGGGACAGGGTTTACTCAAGCCCAGATTCTTTTTATGGTTAAGCGGTGGGATGAATTTTTTATCTGGTATGATCCTGAGGATGAAGCGCAACAGAGAGCTGATGAATTATTCTATGGATTAAGCCTATACAATAAAGAGGTCGAGATTATAACCACAGAGAAAGATCCAGGGGATACCAATCAAAGTGAGGCGGACGATATTAAGAAAGATATTTTAAAATGATTGATAGACTACATCCAGATACTTTTAATTGGTCAACCTGGAGATCAGGAGCAGTATCTGATCTTGGAATCTCTTTTAGGAAAGAAATAATTTTAGAAAATGCTTATATCTTTAGAAAATATGCAATAGGATATTTAGAGGGAGAACATTTAATATGTCGGCCAAAAATAAATCATACGGCGGTAATGTTTTTAAAAGACAGTTATTATTTTTGGTTCCATTTAAGGAATGACGAATTTAAGGAGGTATTTAAAAATGAAACTTGAGGATATTGGATTCTACACATTATCAGACGAAAGAGCAAAAAGCAGTTCTGAATTTAGCCCTTTACAAAGATGTGAATTAATATTAACAGATAGATGTAATTTTAAATGTCCTTATTGCCGAGGACTATTTAATAAGCCCGATTTGAGTTTACGACAAGCAAGAAATATTTTACAATTCTGGATGTCAGAAGGATTAAAAAATATTAGATTTTCTGGAGGTGAGCCAACATTATATCCAGGATTAGATTCACTTGTTAAGCTTGCAAAAATGGGAAATACAAATAGGATAGCTATATCCACTAATGGCTCAGCGTCTATAGATCTATATAAACATTTGATAGATTGCGGAGTTAATGATTTTTCTATTTCTCTTGATGCTTGCTGTTCAAGTACCGGGGATATGATGTCAGGTAAAAAGGGGATATGGAATAATGTAATAAAAAATATAAAAGAATTGTCATCGCTTGTTTATACAACAGTTGGGATTGTCTTTAATGAGGATAATGAAAAAGAGATAACTGATATTATTTATTTTGCACATGAATTGGGAGTATCAGATATTCGAGTAATCCCATCTGCCCAATATAATAAAAGAATGAATTTAAATATATCTCAATATATTTTAGATGTTCACCCAATTTTAAAATATAGATTAACAAATAATAAGCATGTAAGGGGAATGAATAGCCAAGATTCTCAATATTGTAAATTGGTTTTAGATGATATGGCTGTTTATGACAATGAACATTATCCTTGTATAATATATTTAAGGGAACATGGCAATGCAATAGGAGAAATGACTGGGGATATTAGGAAGGATAGGGCTAAATGGCATAATAACCATAATATTTTCCAAGACCCTATATGTAAAAATAATTGTTTAGATGTGTGCGTAGCCTATAATAATAAAGCAAGAGATTTAAAGCCTTAATTTTATTATGAAAGATTTTTCTTTATTTATTTTAAAATTTAATATATTATATTCTATAAGTTAGATATTCATAGTATCTTCCTTTTCCCTTGGAGCATGGTCGTACAGCCATGTAACCGAAAGGTTTAAAGCCCAGGAGCTATCCCTCCTGGGCGATCCCTCTTCTTAACTCGGATAGGAGTGCCGAAATTAATTCTGGGTAATTTTGAGCCTCCAAAAATCATAGGAGGTATCCTTCATGGAAAAATATTTTAATCAAGAAGATTTACAGATAGGCCAGAGATTCAATCCTTATAAATTATTTAATGGAATTTTTATACCTGATGATATTGTAAAATGCTCTGTCCTAAATTCAACAGATAAATTATGTTGGGGTAGGCTTTATAAATATTCGGGCAAGAATGGGGTTTGCTATCCAAAGCAAAAAACATTAGCAGAAGAAATAGGAGTAAGTGAACAAGTAATTTTGAGGTCGCTTAAAAACCTAGAGAACAATAAATTTATAGAGGTTGAAAGGCCAAAAGGTAAAGATAGGATTTTGCATAAATCATCCAGATATTTTTTCATTTGGAATGATTATTTTAATAGTTCTGAAACTATTATGGATAATAGCCCTGGAGCTATTAATTTTAATAGTTCTGAAACTATTACGGATAATAGCCCTTTATATATAAGTAAAGAGAATCATATTAAAGAGAATCAAAAAGAAAAAGAAGAAAATGATTTTTTTAAAAAAGAAAATAAAAAACCCCTTCTTAGAGTAACCCAACAAGTAAAAGATTTTATAATAGATCTTCTATCAAATCAGCAAGAGCGATTTCCTAATTCATTTAAAAAGAAAGATTTGCCTAAGAGAATTGATGATGGATGTCAATTTATAATGAAGCTTAAAAAGGAATATGATTTCGACAGTATTATTATCCCTGTTTTAACTTGGGCAATGGATAGTGATTTTTGGTCTAAAAATATTTTTAGTTTATCTGCCCTTAAAAAAAGAACAGATAAAGGAGGGCCAACTAAATTTGAAAAGATATTAAGACAGTGGGAATCGGCATCAAAAAGTAAATCCTATAAACCAGTAACCGAAGAAGATAGATTGAAAAATGAAAAAAGTATAGCTTGGCATATTTGATAAAGGATAACATGCAGAGACGGAAACCAGTAGATAAAAGAATTGAGCGGCAGATAATAACAGGGATGATCACAAACACATCTTTCCTAGAACAGATTATCAAAATGTATAATAAAGGATGTTTCAGCTTGCCCTTTATGGATATGATTGCATCGTGGTGTATAGAATACTTTGAGAATTATAAACAGGCTCCTTCAAAGATTATCCAAGACCTATTCCTGTCTAAATCAAAAACCCTTGATGATACAAATAAAGAACAGATTGAATTATTATTATCTGGCCTGTCAGAAGAATATGAGCAGGCGAATACTCTTAATGTTGATTATCTTCTTGATGAAACAGAAAAGCATTTTATATTACAGAAGCAGACCAGGCTTAGAGACAGCCTTTCCTTATGTCTAACAGGAGGCAGGAAAGATGATGCCGATAAATTCATTGCTGATTATTGCGGCGATAGGATAATAAGAAGGCCATCATCATTAGGAATAGATCCGATAAGAGATAGAGGTGCAATTGAAAGGGCATTTAGTGAACAAAATTCAGATAACCTATTTTCTATGCCTGGAGATCTTGGCTTTATGATTCCGCCTTTCGGCAGAAATTTATTTGCCTTAATAGTAGCATCATCAGGAAGAGGCAAGACATGGTGGCTTCAAGAAATTGCAATAATTGCCTTATTGAGAAATTTTAATGTTTTGTTTGTATCTTTAGAAATGTCAGAAAAACAAATGATCCAAAGGATACACCACCGGCTTTCTGGTTTACCCAAAGAAAGATATTCGGGGGATATCTGGCTGCCTGTATTTGATTGCATGAAAAATCAGGTAGGCGAATGTGATATAAAAACAAGAGTTAAATTGATTTCCAAAAGGGGAGATTCTTTGCCCTTTCCTGATGATGCCCCTAAAGGATATAAAGCCTGTATTGACTGCATGAGCATGAAAGATTTTGAAGTATCATCTTGGCATAAGAAAGTAAATAGGGAAGCAATAACAGCCTTAAAAGCAATTGAGAAATCAGAGGCGATAGTAAAGAATAGAATCAAAGGGGCAAAATTTAAACTGCTTGACCTGCCTCCGAACTCATCAAGATTTTCTGACCTTGTGACAATGATAGATAATATGGAATATTATGAAGGTTGGATTCCTGATGTGGTTATAACTGATTACGCTGATAAGTTTATGGCTGAGAAGGACGCCCCGAAGGAATATAGACATAGACTTTACGATATATCAACAAGGCATAAAGCATTAGCTAAACAAAAACATATATTTGTAGTATCAGCAAGCCAGTCAAATACAAGCAGGGATGAAGAGGAAGATGTCGGGGCCGGAGGATTCGCTGAGGATATAAGAAAGAAGGCGGAAATAGATATTGGCTTTTCTTTAAACCAGACAGATGATGAAGAGAAAAGAGGGATCATGCGGGTGTCTATGATGAAGGGCAGGGATGAAGTAAAGATAAGCTCTAGAAGCCAATGTATTGTTTTACAACAATTAAGAATCGGGAGGCCATATCTGGATTCCTACTGGCCACATAAAAACTATTTTGTAAGGGAGAAATAAATTATGGGAATAGAGTTAGAAATTACAACAACAAATATTTTTGAAATTTGGTCTGATGAAAAAGAAATTAAATTAGAAATTACAGGGGATATAAGGGAAAGTCAAATAGAAATTTTAGAGATTTTTAAAGATATACTTGATCACGCTTATTGCAATGAAACAGCGGCAGAACTTATATTTAAGAAAATATGGGATATAATTGGCCACAAATTAATAAAAATAAGGTTATGGGTAGGAGGGAATGATCAATATATAGATGTTTCCTGTAAAAGATGGGAAAGTGAGAAAAAAGAGGTATCTGAAAAATAATTGTTAAATTCCTATTGGAAAGTAATATATTAAAGATATATAAAAGCAAATGATTATTTAGATCATATAAATTAAAAACAAATTAAAAGGAGAAAAATTATTATGGGTAAAAAGTTAGGTGTTAACGAAATCAGTATGACGAAGATTCTTCCGGCGGTAAAAGATTTAAACGAGGTTGTGATTATCGATCCACCTATTCCGACCAAGATCGGTGTTAAGAAAGAAGATATATTGAATGAGCTGAAGGAATTCTTTAAAGAGGGGCCGATTGAACAAAAGCATTATGATAAGCTTAAAAAGCAGTCAATCGAAACCCTTGAGGTTTTAGGCTTTGATCTTCTTGACAAGGGCGGGAAGGAAAAGGAAGACTTAAAGGAAGATGCTACCGAAACTAGTGAAACCGAAATAGGAAAGAAAGGTAAGGGCAAGACAACCCCTGCTCCAAAGAAGGTAGAGGCCAAGAAGCCTGCTGTTAAAAAGGCACCGGCAGAAAAGAAGGAGGGCAAAGAAACAATAGCCTCTTTTGTCAGAGAGGGCTTAAAAAATAAATCTTTTGAGGGAAAAACAAATCAACAGATAGCGGATATTTGCCAGAAAAGATTTAAAAGCAATACTACTGCATCTAATATTGGGTGGTATAAATGGAAGATGGGGAAATAATTGAAAGAGTCTCCAAAATATAATTATAAGTGGACCTTAAAAGAGGTCCACTTTAAAAAAAATAAAGGCTCTGTTTTTAGCTGCTTTTCTGGCGGAGGTGGGTCTTCTCTTGGTTATAAACTTGCTGGATTTGATGTTTTAGGTTGTAATGAAATTGATTCCAGGATGATGTCTGCTTATTTACTGAATAATAATCCTAAATTTCATTATTGTGAAGCTATAGCCGATTTTAAAAATAGGAAAGACCTGCCAGAAGAGCTTTATCATCTGGATATTTTAGATGGATCTCCTCCATGTTCTTCTTTCTCTATTGCTGGAGATAGGGAAAGAGGATGGGGAAAAGAAAAAAAATTTAGGGAAGGGCAAGTTAAGCAGGTATTGGATACTTTATTTTTTGATTTTATAAATATTGCTAAAAAATTACAACCCAAAATAGTAATATCCGAGAATGTTAAGGGACTTCTTTTGAAAAAATCTGCTGAAAAATATGTCTCTGTTATTCTCGAAAAATTTGACGAAGCTGGTTATTATACACAATATTATATTTTAGATTCCTCTAAAATGGGAGTTCCTCAAAAAAGGGAAAGAGTATTTTTTATTTCTATTCGAAAAGATTTGGCTGAAAAGTTTCTAAGAAAAGAAGGATTTTTTGGCTATAGATTTAATATTGATTTAAATTTCGACTATAGGAAAATTCCTATTTCTGAATTTATTAAAGGGAAATTAAAAAGAGAAACTCAGCATCGAACCACTAAATTTAAATGTCAGAATATTTTATTGGATAAAAATAAGCCATCTAAGACTTTAACCGCAAATACTCGTTTTTGGCTGGATGAAAATACTTTATTGAGTAAAGAAGATAAAATTTTAATTCAAAGTTTTCCGCTTGATTATAATTTTAATTCTGAAAGTGAAAATCAAATTCGATATATTCTAGGGATGAGTGTTCCTTCAGTAATGACTGCTCATTTAGCAGATAGAATATATAACCAGATTCTATCTAAAATAAAAATTTAAGGAGAAGAAATGCAAATAAATAAACAAGAATTTTTAGAAAGTCTAAAAGCAATAAAACCAGCGATAAGCGGAAACAGTGTCCTTGAACATTCTGACCATTTTGTTTTTACTCCTGATTATATAAGGTCTTATAATGATCAGATTGCAATCCAAAAACAAATCAAGACAGGCCTTGAAGGAGCAGTTAAAGCATCTGAATTCTATGCTTTGATAGATAAGATGCAAGGTGAAGAAATAGAACTTAACCAAGAAGCAGGGCAATTTATTATTAAGGCGGGAAAGACAAAAGCGGCTATTAATATTGAAGAGGCCCACTCTATTCCTATGATAGATACAAATAAATTTACAGGATGGATAAAACTCCCTTCTGGCTTTACGGAGGCTGTTGCCTTTTCGTTATTTAGTGCGGGTAAGGATATGACAAAACCTATCTTTACTAATCTGAATATAAAAGGGGATATGATTATATCATCCGATAGGTTCAGAATAACAAGATACCAGATGGAAGGTAAAATTAAAAAGGCAATTCTACTTCCTGCCGAAGCTGCAAAATTTCTTGTCCAGTATAACCCAGAATCTTATATCATTGAGGATGGGTGGCTTCACTTCACAAATAAAGATAATATCTATTTCTCGTGTAGAACAAAGACTGGGGATTATCCTACTGTAGATTCTTTCTTTGATATCGAAGGAGAAGAAATAGTTCTGCCAGATATATTAAAGGATACAATTGAAAGGGTCAAGATCCTTGCACAGACGGAATTTGAGCAAGATCTAAAAATTAAAATGGAATTTAAAAGAGGTATGATATTTTGTAAGGGTGAAGGATCACTTGGCTATATTGAAGAATCTGTTAAGGCTAAATATATAGGAAGTCCTATCACTATATTTATTAACCCAATATTCCTTCAAGATATATTGAAGAAACTTAAAACAGTTATTGTCGGCGAAAGGTCTTTATTATTCAAGGGTGATAAATTTGAGCATGCTATTTCTTTAGTGATAGGCTGATAAATGGACTATGAAACTTTTTTAGAAGAGAAATCTCAAATTAAAAATAATGTTGGATTTACTCCTTTATGGATTCCTGATTTCCTTTTTGATTTTCAAAAATCATTGGTTGAATGGTCTATCTTAAAAGGAAGAGGGGCCGAATTTGCTGATTGCGGATTAGGTAAAACCCCAATGCAATTAGTGTGGGCAAAGAATATTATAAAAAAGATAAATAAAAAAGTATTAATAGCTGCTCCTCTTGCTGTATCCCATCAGACGATTAAGGAGGGAGAAAAGTTTGGCATAGAAGTTAAGCGATCCGGAGATGGTAAACCCAAAGGGGAGATAACCATTACTAATTATGAGAGGCTTCATCTTTTTGATCCTAACGATTATGAAGGCGTTATTTGTGACGAATCAAGTATTTTGAAAAATTTTGATGGGTCTATAAAACTAATAGTTACCGAATTTTTAAAGAAGAAAAAATATCGCCTTTTATGTACAGCAACTGCTGCCCCAAATGATTATATAGAATTAGGAACATCATCGGAAGCTCTTGGCCAATTAGGATATATGGATATGCTTAATCGTTTTTTTAAAAATGAGCAGAATACAAGTGATATAAAACGGCATTGGGTTAATCATGGAGGTAGAGCACAGCAATGGCGTTTTAAGAAGCATGCAGAGATTCCTTTTTGGAGATGGATATCGTCATGGGCAAGAGTTATAAGGAAACCTTCAGATATGGGATTTGAAGATAAAAATTTTATTTTGCCAAAATTAATAGAAAGGCAAACAATAATTAAAAATTCAAGACCTTTAAATGGTGGATTTTTTGTAACTGAGGCTGTCGGCTTAAAAGAGCAAAGACAAGAGTCAAGAGCGACTTTAAAGGAAAGATGTGAAAAGGTTGCAGAGCTTTTAGAAAAAGACAAGATTGCTGTCGCTTGGTGCCATCTCAATGATGAAGGAGATTTACTTGAAGATATAATTAAAGGGGCTGTTCAAATTTCCGGGTCTGATTCTGATGATAAAAAAGAAGAAATATTAAAATCTTTTTCAGACGGAGAAATAAGAGTACTTATAACAAAGCCAAAAATATCTGGCTTTGGGCTTAACTGGCAACATTGTAATCATACTACATGGTTCCCTTCTCATTCTTTCGAACAATATTATCAAGGCATTCGCCGATTTTGGAGAT